CAATGGTTCTCAACTCGAAATTGATTCCAATGAAAAAGAAATCAAGTTCATTGATTGGGTTGGTGATACCAAAACCTACTTCGCAATCGTAGGTCTCGCATCATCCCACAATTTCACAACAAACGATTATTTCACCGAAAAATAATAACTGACATGACAGAAGAACAACTAATCAGATTAGATGAACTACAAGACCAAGTATTTCAATTTGTCAATTCTATCCAAGATGATGACGATAGAATAAATTGTGCAATCAACATAGTTTTTCAAACTATAAATGGTGCGGAACATTATTGGAATGATGACCACAAATTTATTCTCAATGAGGCGGGAAAAAATTATCGTAAAATCTCAAAAAAAATTATGATTGAGGATGGTATTTGGGATGAAATACAAGAAGAAATTATTAAAAAATAATAGATATGAAAATAAACTTAGCGAAGAATATTAAATCAAGATTGATTGAATTTCTTGAATCTCAAATTGAGAGAGGTCGTATGGATATTGGTGATTATTTATTTGTCGAAGACCTATTGATGGATGACGATGGATATGCTGATTGGTTAAATACTAATTGGTGGATTATCAAAGAATACAATATGTTATATGTTCGTGACTTTATGACATGGTCATATCTATTGGACTCGGAAGCGTCAAGTCCTGTTAAATTAGAATATTATTTTGATGAGAATTGTGTTTGAGTTGTTGATAACCCCTACTATTCGGTAGGGGTTTTTTTGTATCTCTCAGATTTGGATGCGGGATTCACTTCTCCATTGGGTAAATAATGGTTGTCAGTATTGTATTTTCTCTTTTTATATTTCATTGGGTATTTCTCATTCACATTATGTCTATCCAAAAATTGCTGATGGACATCACCCCAAATATCATAACCGATTAGAGACAATATTTCATACATATCATCATAATCTTGTTTAGTGCTTCCTGCCATTGAATACCAACTTGATTCAGATCTTCTAAACTCTTTGTTGAAGGGATGTATTTTTCCCTCATCTAATTTTTGTGTGGTTTTCTTTTCAATTACACACATCTTACAAGAACCAGCACGACCCATATTACAATTTTTACATGAGTAGTATTGTTCCAAAGGTTTTGATATACCACAAGTTTTACATATTTTTTGTCCCATATAAATAAATATCTCAATTTTACAAAAAGTTTTTAGATAATATTTATCTTTTTTATACCAGTCCTATATTTATCATTGTAGTTAAACTGACAGGAAAAAGTTTAATATCGTCCAGAGGGTATAATCGGCACGGAACGAGAGTATGGATCTTACAGGTGGATAAATCCAAATAGGAAATTGAGACATACCTGCTACAAAAAAGGTCAGTAAGGATAAATAAGATATGGGGGAATAATTGAACTGGTCTTATGAAACTTATTGGGTGAGGTATAAAACATAGGGAAGAATAACTCTGCTTAAATCAAACTAATAGAATATATGGAAGAATGGCAATTAGGTAATGAATCTAAATTATCATCAATGGTAAGATTACAATTACATCAAGAATGGTTGAAAAGACAGCATCAAAATATTAAAGATAAAATACAATCAAAAAATAAGGTTGAAGAATCACCAGTTGTAGGTTTCATAAAGGACTGATATTTATGATAATGAATTTAGATAAACTAATCGCAGAAATATTCAATGGGACAATAGACCCCAATGCTAATTATTTTGATATATCAGAAGAACAAAGAGATGATATAGCAAAAAAGTTCATATCAGTCAATATGGAGTTATACCAAAAAGATAAAATTATGTTCTATGTTGAATACTTCAAATGGATGAGGGATAAAGCAACAGAAATGGAATTATATGAAACAGCAGATTTATATGAAAGATTGATGAAAATATTATATCAACAAACTTGATTTTTAACCAATAGATACTATATTTATTGAATAACATATAAATATGAAAATCACAAATAGAACAGAACAAAGAATCTACGATTTAATTATCGAAGACATTTACAGCACAGACAGCCGCAGATCATTACTTACCAATGTCCAAATAGGAAAAGTATTGGAAGTATCACCAATCACAGTAAGAGATAAAGTAATCAAACTACGGAAGCAAGGACACCTTGAAACTTTAATAAATTACTTCGATGAGAAAAACAGATTCTTCCAACGAATTATCCTTCAAGGAAAAACAGAGAATAAAGATTAACAAACAGAAGCGTTTTGCTGAATAGTTGGATTACGGAAAATATTGAGGAATTAAAGAAAATATGTAGTAGAATCACTCGCGGTAATGATAGCGAGGATCTACTACAATTATCTATTCAACAATTCCTATTAAATAAAAAAGTTCCAACAATACCAGATAAAGAAAAACTATTCTTCTTTACTCGCATCGTCCGTAATAACTATAATTCTAAAAGTTCCCCTTACTACCATCAATATAAGAAGTTTCAATTCACAGAGATTGGGGATATTGAAATACAATATTTAGAAGAAGAGGAAGAACCTATAATAACACTAGAATGGGTTTATCAAGAATTAGATAAACTAGACTGGTATTACAAACGACTAATGGAAATGTATATTGAAGAAGGGTGTTCAATTACAAAAGTTTCAAAGAGAACAACAATACCTCTCAATAGTGTTAGTAGGGACATCAATAAAATTAGAAAAATACTAAGAGAAAGACGAAATGTGCAATTGTAAAAATAACACCAATACACAACAGAAAATAGTTCCGAAGGGGATAACACCAATTCAGGTAATTCAAGTTGCTGGCGCCCCCTTAAATTACTCCATAGAGGAAGTAATAAGAGCGAAGGATTACATCAACGCAAGAGATAAGAAACAAGTAGAAAGAGATTTTGTATATCAACTTCTAATGAGAACAGGAGGACCAGCAATCTATGGATACTGTGATATCCCTTGTATGAATGATTTAAGAACTCATATCAATAAATTAGACCAACAATTACAACATGGCTAGAAGAAACTACAAACCCACTGGTAATCCTGTTGGAAGACCAAAGGTATCAATAGACCAATTTCCAAAGGACTGGAAAGAGGAACTGGCAAGGATGGGGTCAGAAGGACAACTCGACATAGATTGTAAAGTTTATCTACATATATCCAATGAAACATTTGCTAGAATGATGGTTGAAGAACCAGAATTTACAGAAGCCGTTTCTATTATGAGGTCATTATCACACGCTTGGTGGGCAAGATTACCAAGACAAGCATTCGGATCAGGAACATCAAAACAGATGAACTCAAACCTCTACGCATTGGTAATGAGGAATAGATTCAAAGACGAATGGAATCACGCAGAGAATAAGGTTGATATTACAACACAGGGAGATAAGATTGATTCAAATAAAAAGATTGAGATTGAAATAATTAAAAAGACAATCGATGGCAAAGAAGACAAGTAATACCTCCGAGAGAAAAATCCTACTCAATAAAAAGAAACAAGGGGTAGCAAGAAAAAAGTTTAGTGGTAAAGACCAAAAACCTAAAAGGTACAAAGGACAAGGCAGATGAAAATAGATTTAAGATTAGGGGACTGCTTGGAAGTCCTGAAAACAATACCAGATAATTCAATAGATTCTGTGGTTACAGATCCCCCATATCATCTTACAACTAATACATCATCATCAAAAGGATTTATGGGGAAAGAGTGGGACGGAGGGGACATAGCATTTAGGACAGAAGTATGGAGTGAGTGTTTGAGAGTATTGAAACCAGGAGGACATCTATTAGCATTTAGTCATAGTAGAACATATCACAGAATGGGTGTTGCTATTGAAGACGCAGGGTTTGAGATTAGAGACCAAATACTTTGGATTTACGGCTCGGGATTTCCGAAATCACATAACATCGGTAAAGCGATAGACAAGATTGAAGGTAATGATAGAGAAGTGGTAGGTCATAACCCAAATCATAGAAACACAGAGAGTGATGTAATACCATTAGGATTTCAAGGTGGAAGAAGTGATGGAACTATAACCAAAGGTAATAGTGATTGGGAAGGTTGGGGAACAGCACTCAAACCAGCACACGAACCAATAGTGATGGCAAGAAAACCCCTAACAGAAAAATCCATAGCAGAGAATGTATTGAAGTATGGAACAGGTGGGATAAATATTGATGGTTCAAGGATTGGATTTAGAGATGAAGCAGACAAAGAAAGTGCTAAACCTGGTTCGTTAAACGCAACAGGGGAACATAGTATGTTTGGATTAAAGAGTGGTAATGAATTAAATGATGGTGGTAGATTTCCAGCAAACATAATCTTTGATGAAGAGGCGGGACAACTATTGGACGAACAGAGTGGAGAAAGAGGAAATGGTTGGAAGAAGAATTATGGTAAAGAAGATTATGAAGGATTACAATATTCATCATCAACACAACAATGTGTTTTCGGTGGAGGATACAATGGAAAAAATACATATTCAGATAAAGGTGGAGCAAGTAGATTTTTTTATTGTCCCAAGACATCAAAGAGTGATAGGAACGAAGGATTGATTGTTGAGAAAGAAAAAAACAAAAGACCTATTGGTGTAGCATTCAATAATGAAGATGACTTATTCCAACAGGGTAATGGCAACAATCACCCCACAGTTAAACCAACAGACCTA